TGGCACGGACGGAGTTAACCAGTTTGTTATTAACCGTCACCCACTCATTGCCGTACTGCGCAATCTGCTGCACCGAAATAGCCGCCATTACACTACTGGCTACGGCGCTCAGGCGTGACATAGTGCGTTGCAACGTTGTTACTGAGCGCTCTACACGGGTCACCGACGCATCAAGACGTCCAACAGTCCCACCCATGCCACTGAGGGCGGCATCAACCTCACGACGGGCCGCCAGCAGGCGGGCGGTGTCCATGTCCACCTCGTAGACGATGCTGCCAGCGTTTACTGAACCTGCCATTCATTTTCTCCGGGCATAAAAAAACCCCGCCTGAGCGAGGTTTATTGATTCGATTAATGCTTAGCCTGTGCTTAGTCCGGTTCGGGAGTCGATTTTTGACTCTGACATCGAGTATTTGGAAACCTTGTCACCATCGAACATAACCACCAGCTCCTTTTTGCTACCGGTCACCGTATTATGGAAAAGCCCATAAAAGGGAATAAACGCCTTGCCGCTGACCTTGGAGTTAGCAAATGAATATTTCCAAATCTCTTTGCCACCATCAGTGAAATTCACGCTATCAGGTGATCCAAACATTCCCTTCACGTCGCTTTTAGTTGTGACACCCTCTTTAATTTTGTTCTGAACGGTGACTTCACTCTCATTCTGCAGTGCACGATTGCCTGTAGTAGTACAACCAATCAATGAAACAGCCACCAGCGAAACTAAAATTAGTTTTTTCATATCCCTATTCCCAAAGGTAAGTGTGGCGATAATCCTAAAGCCTGCCCTATTTAATAGGAAGCGATAACCCAGCTTGAGCTGTACTTATTTGATGGACCTATATCAGGCAGCTTTAGCGCGGCGTTTCTCTCGCAGAGCAAAATAATCATCCGCTGCCTGGTCATACTCTTCTTTCGTATACCCTTTCTGAGGAGGGTATTTTGCTGCCAGCATCAGCTGAAATTCTGTCATCGTCAGCTGCTGTGCCTCGTCCCGGCTGATACCAAAATGGGTCCGGGCAGCACTGATATATTCAAATGCGTTAAATTCGTTTGTGGCCGCGCCGCTCTCATTCCGCTGCAACTGGCGCACTTTGGCTTTTCCAATAATGCCGTGCGTGATAAGAGATTGAGCGATCAGGACCATATCGAAATCATCCATCAACCCCATGCGGCGCTTGAATGTCTTGCCCTTTGCTTTAGCCGGTCTGAACTCACCGACCAACGGAGTCAAATCATCACTGCTGCATGCCTCCAGCACGGTTATTGCAGCCACCAGCGCGCGTTTGCCGTAGGTACTGGTGCGGATGTGATCAATCAGCCACAACGGGATGCGTCCATATGCAGCCAGCGCACGCTCTGTCAGTGGGGTGATTTCGTCGCTGTGCAGGTCAGCGAATGCCTGAACGATTTCCTGTGGCTCACCAATGCGCATCATGTTGATGAACGAGGGGCGAAACAGATAATCGGCGTCAGGGGTGCTAATCAGGCACTCACCAATCACTTTCATTGGAACCATTGCCGTTCTCCTCAGTAATCATTGTGTGGGCCTCACAGGAGACCCAGGGAATGATCACTACGCGATCACGGTTACAGCGAAAACAGCTGTGAATGATCCATCGGTAGTGGTTACGGTGATGTTGGCTGTGCCTGCGGTCGCTCCCGATGGGGCGCTCACCGTCACCGTATTGCCCTTGATGGTTGCGGTAGCGCGCGCTGGTACAGATGAAGCGACGGTAAACGTTGTATCTGACGCATCAGCTGGCGCAACGTTTACGGTGAAGCTGGTGGATGCTCCTGCGGCAATGCTGGCGCTGGTGGGTGTGACTGTCACGCCGGTTACGGCTTCGTCTTCTCCATCAGGCTCAATTTCGAAGGTCGTGCCCTCGTTAAGTTTCAGCTCAAGGCTGTAGGTCACGATCTCCTTAACGCCACCACCATCACTCAGGCCAGATGCCACCATGTAACCGATGTGATAGTAGTTACCCCAATGGAAACGCATCCAGACCGTTGGATTGCGGCGCGCCTTAACTTCATCAACGAAATATTTGGTGAATTGCTGAATGCCAAACTCATCAGAACGATCGTTAACGCGAACCTCACCCTCAATCGAGTAGGTTGGGTCCAGGCTTGCAATCATGGTTGAGGTAAACCCGCCATCGTCTGCGTCTGACGTCAGTGATTCGGGGCTCATATCCCATGTTGCCGATGTCGGTAGCCCCAGTAATTTCCACTCTGCCTCGCCCGGACGAGCATCCGGGCAACCATAGGCCAGTTCCAGCGTTTTAGCGCGGCCAATCAGGCGGTCAAAAGTGCTCTTACACCCTTCCATATAAATTCCTCATTTCATAAAAAAAGGCCGCCTGAGCGACCTGTGATTTCAAAAAGTTTTTTATTCGCCGTAGAGGCAGGAAAACATCAGGCGATAAACCAGACGCCCCTCCGCAGTCGGGATTGGTGCAGATATTCCACCCATGTTGGTGATCTGCCCCAGGCAGGGATTGCCTGTCGGGTTCGATTTAACGTGTTCAATAATGGCCTGCACGGCAGCGTCTGCCCGGCCATTCCCGGCTATAGCGCCAACCACATCGACCATCACATAATATTCAGAGCTGATCACAGCATCGATTGGCGTGCCACCAGCCGGACGGAAAACCATATATGCCTCGCCCTTATTGCCGGTGTCATTCCACATAAGCAGCTGAGTGGTAAACCCTGTGGTCAGTCCCGCATCAACAAAATGGTTACGCACGCGGGTATGCATTGGAGGATTCAAAGCGACATCTCCTTTTGCACAACGCGATCAATAACGTCGCGGCTTTCCTCAAACCCTTTGGTCAGAAACTCTTTCTCTGCCGTAGAGCGTCGGAATTGCTGCCGTATTGCCGGATCGTGAACATAGGCCGCATAGCTGGCCGTGTAGCCCACGCGACCGGTGATGCGGGTGCCATTGACCACGATTTCGCGAAACTGACTGTTCAGCAGGTATGAGGTATCTATAGGGGTGTAGATAGACGCCTGCGCCGCCCCGACAATCATCGCACCGGTTAGAGCGCGAACTATTCGCCGATCCTGAATGTTATCGATAATGCGATTAACGTTGCGCCTGACTTCCTTAATCCCCCTGACTTTAACGCCCACATTAGCCTCCTGTAATAATCGCCCAGTCATCGACAAGGCGATCAAAGGTGTCCTCAAAGCGGACGGACTGCATTATCTGGTCAGCACCAGCCTTCAACGGGTCTAGCTCAGCAGAGACGCCAATCAGGATGTAATCGCCTGTATCGGCGTCAGCAAACTCAGTCCAGATCGTGTTTTTAACCACCAGCTCCGAACCGAGATTACCAATCCGCCTACTCAACCCACCCTGATAGCCGCAGTCGATGACTACAGGCTCAGCAAATCCCAGCGGGTCGCCATATTCGTCCTGTCCCGCCAGCCGCTTCCAAAACGTCGCCTTGCCGGTGTAAGACCATCGGCCAATCTCAGACATGGTTATTCCCTCCAGCTGATTACAGCGGGTTTTAGTGCAGCTATGCGCGGGCAGTTAATGCGCCACTCGCCAGCCTCGTTAACGTAGCCCGATGTCTGAGCGCCGCTATCCGTTTTAACCCATACGCGCCGGAACGGTTTGGGTGGTTGCGCCGCAGGCTGCCAGCTCATCGGGTGCCACCTGACATGCACCCGCCCTTACCAATCCAGATACCTGCAAATGCCTGCTGGGTCGGATCGGCGGGTATCAAATCCGTGGCACATCCGTTTTTGTCGAGACCCCGTAAAAGCGCCAGCGAGCCTTTCCAGCGATCAGAGAACGACTGATAGCGGAATGACCGTGACGCGCCGGACGGCGCTGACTGCGAGCTGATGTATTTATCTCCCTGTCCCAGCCCCATCAGCCCTAACAGATACATCTGTATCAGCAGTGCGGTCGCTGGTTGATAGTTGGCATCCAGACACTCCTGGATGCTGTTTGCCTGCTCCACCAACGCCTCAAGAATGAATTCAGGCAACGTAATGCCCTGGCTGGTCAGATACTCTTTTGCCTGTGCCGTAGTAATCATGCGCACCTCTGCAAATAGCCCTCCGCAGAGGGCATAAAAAAACCGCCTGAGCGGCGGCTGTTATTCAGTGGTTGGGAAAAGCTTTTCCAGCTCGTCACCCGGTAACAGTTCTGCCAGCCGGTCAGCTCCGAGGTTGCCTTTGTACTCGATACCGAGTTCATCAAGCCGGGCAGTAATGATGGCTTTGCGCGCCTTGTTATCGGTACTGGCTTCCGGGGTGGCCGGGACCAGCTCAGCCAGCATCGCACCAGACATTCTGCGGACATGGGATTTCAATGCTGGGTGAACACCTTCCAGCACTACCACATCACCCACTGACACACCGTGCCAGGCTTTAACTACTTCATATTTCTCAGCCATGCTTCCCCCTTATGCCACCAGCTCTGCGCCATAAACCACGCCACCCAGACCATCACCATCACGCTTAACAGAGATACCTTCCGCAGACATGATCTGATTGTTGTAGTTGCTCTGTGGCATCAGACGGGGCAGCGGAACGATACCCACGGCCATGCCCACCAGTGGAGATATAACGTCCTGACGGCGCTCGTAGGCCAGGAATTCATTACCGGTCAGGGCGTAGGATTGCTGGATAGATTCGGCTGGGATGAATTTGCCAATGGCATCCAGCACCGTGCCACCCATCAGCGCATTGGTGCCGCTGTTGATGTCGATAAGATACGGCTTGGAAAGGTTTGCCATAATTTCTGAACTTAGCCACAACTTGCTGTAACGCGTGACCTTGTTACGACGGGCATTGATGCCAAATGCGCCTGTCGGGCCAAAGAAGTGCAGCGCCTCCGCAGGCGTGCAGGTGGTGAGATCGATGTTTGCACCACCAGCACCGGCACCCAAGTTAATTTTGGTAGTGTTGCGGTGGTTCTTCATTCCCTGCGCCTTATAGCCATCAACCGAGATTGATGGATCGCCGTTCAGGTAGAAGTTGACGCGGCGTTTATGGAATTTGCGCAGCTTGGCTGCCTGAAAATCCAGCATCAGATCAATGCCTACAGTATTCAGGCCAGCAGCATGTCGCCAGTTGACGCCATAACCGGCAGTGAACACAGGGATCGGGTCACCGTCGCTATCGTAATCGGTATGGTCGAACGAATACGGGGCCTGACCATCGATGCTGACAGACACGTCATCAGCAATATCGCCGGTAACGTTATACAATTTGGCTGTTTTGCCGATTGGCAGGATGGTCTGCACGCTCATCAGGTCATTGATGATTTCCATACCAATTTCCTGATCGCGCAACTGGATAACCTGACGATCAAGCTCCGCCCAGAATTCGCGAGTAAAGCCGCCGATGGCGTTTGCCGCCAGCATTTCGGGCGTCATGCTCGAACGGTAGGCATTTACCATCATGTCGTGATGCTGGTTCCAGATATTACGGTTTGCCCACAGCTCATTCCAGTGACCCTGCAGGCGGCGATTTGTTGCCAGTGTTTCAGCGGTAAAATACATTTTTTTCTCCTGATTATGCGCCAGCGGCAATGGTCCCAACGCGCATGCGGACGCGAATGAAATCGGCAGTACCGTTCGCAATCGTGGCCTCGTCCTGGCTGTAGCCGATCACCGAGTCAGTGTCAGCGGTTGCCGGTGTGAAATTGCCATTGGTGCCCAGCTTGATAGGGGTGTCTTTGGCGTATGTACCCGGCCCACAGAGCAGCGCGAGCTCGCGGCCCTCTTCCACGTAATTGCCCACCGCTGAATCACCAGCAGGAACCGCGTCCGTAATTGACAGCCCCTGATGGTGTGCGATGTCAATGATGTAGATGCGGCCACGTAATGACGTAGCCTGCACAAATTCATCATCGGCATTGATAACTGCGGCGCTGCCGGGCAGCAGGTCTGTAGCTGCCACTCGGGTTTCAGTCTTGTAGAGCGATTTCCCGTCGATATTGATGCGACGATAACGTGCCATTACGCAGCACCTCCGAAATATGCAGCAGGGTCTGGCGCGCCGGTAACTGGTGGGTTTTTAGCGCTGTTTGTTC